ATAAACACCCTGCTACCGGCTGGATAATGAGTTGTTCGAGCCATTAGTAAGTCTCCTCTTAATCAGGACTATATAAATAAACCCATTAACTAACGCTAATGGGTAAAAATTAGAAATTCTCGTGAAAGGTGTCACAAGTAAACTGAATCTGTGCAACGCCCTTTATTTGTTCTGCGCGTTCCGTTTCAATATTGGTTGATTGATAGATAACATTTGCCACTAAGCCGCCTAACGTTGTATCGCCGCTAACCGCCTGCTCAACAAGCTCTGCAAAATCATCTAAGTCATCATCAACAGTGTCACCAACTTGGTAGATAGATACGGTTACAGGGATAACTCTATTAAAACTGCCGCCGCCGCCAACATAATTTGTTACTTCATCAGCCTGATCATCATCAATCTGAATAGTTAGCGCTGGTATCTCTCCTGTTTCAATTGGATCAACTCTGTTTGTGAAAACGTTTTGACCAATGCCGGTTAGCCCTGTAAGTAAATCTTTAAAGGCATAGCGAATCTGTTTACGAATATGGCTCATACCTTAACCAGCCTTACAATTGACTTCCCGTGTCCGTCAGACTCGATAGGTGTTCTAGTTTTAAATGTCGCGCCATCAACAGTCACGTTGGCATTGCTAGATAAACTCTCTGCAAGTGTCGTAGTCATCTCTAAGTAAGGCTCGGATGACTCCATACCCGCACCTAAACCTAACTCGTTATAACCATCACTAAATACAGCATCAACAGGAACGCCGTTTATCTGAATATCTTGATAAGTCAGCATTTTTAGCGCTGTTTCAGTGAGGCTTTTAAATATACTCACTAGCTACCTTCCGTCCACACCACTGTAGAGTTATTCTGTAAAACCAGCGTGTCATATTTTGCTAATCGAGGTGAAAACGTCCAACCTTCTGGCACATTAAAAAATGGAATAATATCTGCACCGCCTTTAGTGAATTTCACATTACCCGCTGTTAGCACTTGAACTATTTTTTTATTACCAAGCGGCACAGAGGTTGTTGATGTTGCTGCGCCATCAGGAACAAGCACTTGCACATCACCGTTCGCTGTTTCAGCTAAACCGTTATCTGACATAGGTTTCTCCGCAAATAAAAAGCCCGCTAAAAGCAGGCTTTTTTTCAGTTAATAATTAAACGCTATTAAGCAACAGTGCCGGGAACGCCTGTTAAACGTGCAGCAATTGTTTCATCAGTTGTTGTGCCTTTTGATTCAACAGCAACCATCGCTAACGTCACATCGCCTGTTGCCGGTGTAATCTGATCATCATCAAATTTACCTTCTGACACATCAAGTGAAATATATTCACCAGCAGCAATTACTGCAGCATCAACTTTAGGCACTGCGAATACACCATTTGCAATTTGCACGGCACCACTTGTGCCATCTGCAATGTCACCTAATGCGATACCGATTAACCCACTGATTGAGACGGGTTGACCTGAAACAACATCAGAACCAGTGCCGTTAGCCCAATCAATAACGTTTCCATCTTGAATGAAATTTTTAGCCATTGTATTAACCTTTTAATATTTGAAATAAAAAAGGCCGCTTTCGCGACCTTATTGTTTATAAGTTAGGGATTAAGATCCTGGGTTCTTAAATGCGCCTTCATGACCTACCGCACCAACTGCATAGTCAAGGCGCACTTTGTAAGTCGCGCCATCTTGAGTGAAGTTATCTTTAAGCTCTAGGTAAGGTTCATCATTACCATCTAGGAAGCCAACCTCTAATACAGGTGCATCCATCGGATCTGCGAATAAGTACCACTCATTACCATCAATTCGAGGGCTGCCAATAATGTCACTGAATAAGCCGCGATTAGTGTTCGGTGCTTCTTGGTTTTGATTTGCAGCATCATCGTATTTCATTTCGTTGATTTTACGTGCATCTTCTGCAGCCGCATCACCACCAACGAAAATAGTAGGGATAATATCTAAGAAATCATTACCGCTAATGTCTTTCTGTTTCTTCATAGCTACTTTTGCAGCCGTTAAAGCAGAAGATGTGACCGCTGAACCAGATGACGCTAAGTTTTTATGTGTTGCATGGAAAAGCTTAACACCATCGCCAATTGCTGCATTAGCTGCCAAATAAGCATAAACTGCTGATTCAACAGTTCGACCAGCCGCGTATGCCATGGACTGAGTTAAATCTGTCAATGCAGCCATATCGTCATTGATAATCATTTCGCGAGAAATACTAATTAAGTTACCTTTTGTCGCTAATTGAATGCTGTTTTTCATCGCATCAGTTAGTGACTTATGCTTGAACTCGTTGTTTTCTGATTTTTCATCAAGATTACCAAAAGAGCCTACACGATAACGACCGTGTGGACGGAAATCCGCTAGATTGCCACGCTTACAGAAACGCGACCATGTAAATTCACGGCGGCGATACGCTGTTAATAATGTCTTATGCATTACATTTTCAAGTAGCACTGGAAAGTCGCTTGTTGAGTGCGTTAAAGCTGCGCCAACAACTTCACGCTTATCCATGCCACGATGATTTACATTAGCAAGAACTAGAGATTCCCGCGCTAAATCCATCATTGTCATACCGCGGAACTCGTTGCCTGATTCATGCTTTTCAATGCCTGCGCGCATCAATACAGCAGATGAAGCCGCTTTTACAAATTTTTCACCAGAGGTTTCACCCATTTCAATGCGTGTATCACCTGCTAATGGCTCAGAAAGCGAACCTAAGTGCGCTAATATTTGCTGATTAGCTTGGTTAGCTGATACGTTTGTGTCATCCATTAATTTATCAAGTAACGCGGTTACGCCTTCACGATCTTTAAATGGTTCGCCAGCCGCACGAATGTCTGCGCGTCGTTTTGTTTCTTTGGCTAAAACATCCGCTGCATTAACAGCTTCCGTTTTAACTGGTTGTGATTCA